CTTTGTTCGGACTATGCCACCATTTCTCGACCAGTTCTTGCCTGCCAAGCATGGCGAACAATAGAGCATCGTTTTCTTGTTTAAACTTCTCGTTGGAGTTCATAATCTAATAATGTTCGGCCTTGTATATCCCAATAGTTCACAATTGCGGTCGAGCAAGTAGGTCGCTGCCACACTATCGTAGGTTGTCAAGGTTATCAAGGTTGTCAAGGTTGTTATGGTCAGCGCGATCCGAGCGCGATCGTTCGAATATATTCTCTATATCTTCAAAGCACTTCAGCGCGCTAGCGCCGCTTGCAACTACCCATTCATAAACTTCTACTACGTCGAGACATCCTAGCGCGATCCGAGCGCGATCGTACCACTTATTCAAGGTAATTACAAATTCTGTCATACCTCATCTCCATTGAGCTTAGGTTCGCTGATACTAACTGGAATCAAAGGTTTTTTCAAGGTCTCTTCGGCAATCTTCTCCAATGATTTGCGACGCAGCATCACTTTTGATTTGGGTGCACCATTTGAATAGGTACTCGCCCTCATCCAATCGGGTAGTTCATTGTCAGCCTCATCGTCAGGTGGTCCCCAAGCCTTGTGCATTCTAGGTATCCTTCTCAAGGTTTTTTTGTTTCGTTTTATTGTCAGCCCACATTTCATTGTATAACATGTAAATCCAAATTGGAAATGCGACAAACAATGCTACCAGTATACCAATCACTAATAAAAAAGGTGTGAGGCACAACAATGCAATTCCTATACCCCATTCTTTAAGCCCGCACATCCATTCTCGAAAGTTCTTCATTGGCTTTACTCTTTTTCCAATTTCAATTCCAATTGTGGATAGCTCTCATCTTCTGTGGGCCGAAAGATGTGCCTTGAGAACGGCACCGTTCTATCTCGGAAAGTAACTGGTACTTTGGCCTCCAGGGCTTCACATCGTTTTTGCAATTGCTCGACTTTTCTTTCAAGCAGCGCAAGCGACTCTTCTAACGTTGCATTTTCCATAATACTCTATCTAAAGTCTACCGTAGCTACCGCAGCTAGTGTAGCGACTGCTTTTCTGCAATGGCACCGACCAAAGGAAATTCTTCGTCGGCGCAATCTACAAGTTCAAGGATGAGGATTGATTGCAATAATTTGTACAGACCCTCAGTATGGCCAACGGATTGATTCAGACGCAATAGACGAGCCATAAAGACACCATTGATTGCATTGACATTCATTTCGTATCGAAGGACTTGTTTGGCAAAAAAGTCATCAATTTCTTGTGATAAAGAAATTATCTCCTCATCGTTCAGCCCAAATTCACGATCGCTTGTCATAGGTTTTCTCCATAAACACCTTGAAATCATTGTAAAGTATGTGCGAAAGACATTCGGCATCTATCTCCCAAGGCTGTTCGTGATAAGGTATACTGTCAGCATCAACCTTCTCACCTCTCCAGACAGTCATTTCTGGATTTAAATCACCGTAACAATATTGGCGTAAGTGGCACATTTCATGAGCCAAAGTCAGTAATATTTCTTCTTTTGATTGTTTTGAATTTATTTCAACGATAAACTCTCTAGGTTGCCTAGCAGAATTAAAATCTTCTACATCGGTAAGACCTAACACATTGGCCATATTTTTACGGAACTTCACATGAACAATTATATGTCTTTTGAGCTGTTTTGTCAAGAGTGCATCGGCAAAGAAATCAATTGCCGACAGTTGGAATTTAGAGACTTTGCCTTTGACTATCATTCTTAGAATCCTACATGAGTATTGGCTGAAGTAGAGGCAAATTTAAAGCAATCAGAGGTCGTAAACCTCATGAGCATTTAATTCAACTACCATATTGATAAACAAAACCGCATCATCTTCATGTGAGAAATACCGAATAATCGTCTGGCCAGTGAATCTGGAGACGATGAATAAAAGTATATTCGAATCTCTGTATTGAGAAAACTTGAGTATCCAGCCATTGCGCTCGACTGAATGCCATGATTTGGTCTTTGAGGCCACTTCAAGGTGTCTCTTTATGGAAATGAGGCGGGTTCTTGGTTGCATATTGGTATATATGAAATTCTTCGATTACATACGTCAACTACTGCACTTACACTCCCAACTTTTCACAGGCAAGTATCCAAGATTTAGTTAAGTTTGACCTTACGATATCATTTGAATTAAAATCAATTCTCGTAAACTCCGACATTGTTCCCGCAACTTTAAGAAAATCTTGTAATCCTGATACATCATTTCTGGATTTTACCAAGTCGTTCTGTTTTAAATCACCAACAAAGATGATTTTAGACCTATGACCTGTTCTTGTGATTACTGAAGATAGTTCGTGCCATGTCATTGATTGACATTCATCGACAATAATAATGGCATCGTCAATTGAAATACCACGGATTGCGGTAGTAGATATGAATCGTGCATGCCCTTGTTCTTTTAATCTCTGCCATGCATCTGAGCGACCAAATAATGTGTTGCAAATTTCAACATACGGTTGTTCATAAATCTGCATCTTTTCTTCTAAATCACCAGGTACAAATCCTTGGTCACGGACTTGAACTGCGCTTCGAACAACTACAATTTTATCAAAAGAATTGCTTTTATCTAATACTTCTTCAAGGCTTTTGAGCAATGCTAAAAATGTTTTGCCTACACCAGGGCTTCCAAATAATCCCATAAAATAATCACTTCGTTTGTAGGCATCAAAAAATAACTTTTGATTTTCTGTAAGAGGTTCGAATGTTTTTAAGTCGTCAATCCGTAGTTTCAGATGATTGGTTTGTTTGGCTGTAGTGTGTATGATTTCGGTGTTTGCTATTTGTTTACGAGCCATGCGTAATCCTTTTCGGCAATTATGATCGATTTTTACCTCTTTTCGAACTTATCGGGTTCTTGGAAATTATAAGTATTGGTGTTCCCTTTAGAAATTAAATTAAAGCTTCTTTAGATGGTCTTTTCTGACCCTTGCCATCACCCAAGCATTATAATAGTTTTCACTTAATAATGCATGTCTCACAAAAATCTCATATGTTTCGTAATAGGTCATTTGTGACTTCGTTTTGCATAAATGTATGATTTCTCTGGTGAATACAGAGGTGTTGGGTTTACAAAGTTTCATAGTTGTTAATTTCTTTTATCCGAACCTCCATATTTTATATATAAGGTATGTTTAAAAGGAAATAACATGGACTGGTTATATAAAGATAAAATTTTTGAAACTCCTGAGAAGAATTCATTCGAAGGTTTTGTATACATTATTGAAAACCTAACTAATAATAAATTGTATATTGGTAAAAAACATTTCTGGTCAAGACGAAAAAATAAAAAAACTGGTCGTAGAGAAACTAAAGAATCTGATTGGAGAGATTATTATGGGTCATCAGATGAACTTAAAAAAGACATAGATGCTCTAGGAAAAGAAATGTTTAAAAGAACCATTCTACACCTATGTATATACAAAAAACAAATGACGTTCTTAGAAGAAAAGGAACAATGGGACAGAAATGTCTTAATGTGTGATAATTACTACAATACCAATATTGGTGGTAGATATTTTGTTAAGGAAAGAAAAATATACACCTCTACGGAAAAACAAATAACCACAAAAAATGAAAAGTGGAGACAAATTAAACGTGAAAGTATGATGGGTGATAAAAATATGGCTAAAAGACCTGAGATTAGGGCCAAGTTATCACAAAAGAAGAGTGGTGAAAACCATCACCAATATGGAAAGCCATTATCAGAAGAACACAATAAAAAATTACATGAAGCTGCGTTGAAAGCTAGAATTGAAGAATGGGAAATTACAACCCCAACTGGTGAGGTTGTAATTATATCCAATTTAAATAATTATTGTAGAATGAATAATCTGAGTTCCAGTGCTATGTCCATGGTAGCATCAGGTGAAAGGAAACAACATAAGAAGTTTACTTGTCGAAAGATTAATTCTGTAGACCATCAATCATCCTCTTCACTAAAATCTTCGGCCTCTATCAAATATTCACCGCAAAACGGGCAATGTATTGGGTCGGATTCGGTTTGTTCATCATCATACTTTATAGTAAATTCTGATGAACATTCCGAACATATGTGATGTAGTGATGCCATTAGTCACACCATGATTGTTTGGCTTCACCAAAATATTCACGAGCAAAACCATTTTGAATAAGTGCGGTGCGTAGTGATTGGCCATCTAAAAGAATATCTCCCAATACACGACCACCGAATTTATCCCAACCGTAGAGTGTAACTTGACGCTTAGTGGACTTTGTGATTGCATTTTTTGTAAATTCAGTAGCGGCTTTTCCTCTGGCATCTTCAGAAGGGCATTGAGCTCTGTGTCCTTTTTCTGGCGTATCGACTCCAAAAATTCTGACGGCAAGTTCAGGTTTAAGTGGTGCGGGTAAAAAAGGTGCCGCTATGACCACAGTATCACCGTCATTTACTCTGACGACCTGTGCATCATAGGTTACTCCCTGTGGCGTTTTTTGTGCGTATACATTTGTGGATATTACAGTTGCTGCAAGTAATGATAAAAGAATAGGCATGCTGTCGAACATGTGTAATTTCATTTTGACTCCCTAATTTTTGCTAGTTGTAATTTTATCATGATATTTAACCACATCCAACCAATGTCGAATTCCCACCATTTTCGTGAGAATTTGGGGTTTGCAGGTGAATCATGGTGGTTGTTATGTAAAAATTCTCCTCCACACCAAAAATCTATTGGTGATATATTTTTGGAAATATCTTTAGTATTTGTATTTCGATAACCCCACCAATGACCTAGACCGTTGACAACGCCTGCTGCCCAAAATGGAATCCATGCTATTTGAACCAACCAAATTACAATACCCCACCCATGAAAAAGTAGAGTATTCATAATCAACAACAAAATTACTCCGTGATATTCAAATCGATTGTATAAATTTCTTTCGACCCAATCATTTGGAGTACCAACACCAAACTGTTCAACAATTTTTCTATTTTGGGTTGCAGCTGCATATAATAACGCACCTCCAAATAAAACTTTCCAAATGCCATAAACTTTTGGTGAATGTGGGTCTTGCGGTGTTTCACAAAAACCATGGTGTTTGCGATGAACCGCAACCCATTCTTTTGTCACCATGCCGGTTGTTAACCACAACCAGAATCTCATAAAGTGTTCTACAAACGGATGAAACTCTATACTTCTGTGTGCTTGCCCTCTATGTAGATAAAGTGTAACGCAAATGGTTGTGATGTGTGTGCATACAAGTAAGTAAATTAACTCTATCATTTATTCTTTTTAAAAACCAATCGATGAGCCACAACCACATGTTGTTTTTGCATTAGGGTTTAATATAACGAATTGAGAACCTTGTAATTTATCTGTCTTATAATCAATTGTCGCACCATCAAAATACGGCATACTCATGGCATCAATAATTAAATTTCCAATTACAAAATCATCTTCATTCTTATCGTCCTCCATTGTAAAACCATATTGAAAGCCGCTACAACCACCACCTTGTATGAAAGCCCTTATATATTTTGAATTTTCATCCAAAAGAATTTCATTAATTTGTGCATGGGCATCCGGTGTTACTGTCAACATACTTATTCCAACATCTTCATCGTCATTGCGAGGATTTTCGTAATGGTCAATGACTTGAGCTGAATGTGCCATATGTTTTATTCTCTATTTCCAAATAGTTGTAATATACTTGCAAAAATATTAATAAAATTAATATACAAAGACAGAGCACCAAACCATTGCATACGGCGAATCTCATTTTCACTGGCACTCCAA